TTCCGCAATGGTGGCGGAACTCGATCAACTGGGCGGGGGTGGCCGTCACAATGACGGCGGCGCAATCGAAGTGCCGCATACGCTCCAGTTCGTTGTTGAACCGCTTTTTCGGCTTTTGGGTGTTGGGCTCATATCCGCCGATCATGGTTCCGGCGAGGTCGGTTATGCTCTTCCGCTCGATCGTGAAGCAGTTTTCCCAGCCCTCGATCGAATAGTCCCCGGTGTCGAGTCCCTTCTCGACGACGGCGGCCCCTTCCGGCCAGTCGGTGAGGGGGGTGTTTTCGCGGGTGTCCTCGATGATTACGAACGGCGGCTTCTTCGGTTTCCGGCTCCGCTTACTCCCACTTCCTCCCAACTTTACTCCCACGGGGGTTCCGGGGGCGGGGGAAACTCCCAAATCACCCTCCCCAAAGCGTATCCCCCCCCCGAAGGGGGGATACGCTTGGGAGGTTGGGAGGTTGCCCCCTTTGGGAGGTTGGGAGGAGCAGCGTTTGGGAGCGAACTTGGGAGGAAGTTGGGAGGAAACGTCGTCGCGCTGTTTCCGTCCAAAAACTCCGTCCGCCGGGCGGGTGCGATAAACGCCGTCGAAGTCGGGCTGGCTCATTCTTTCTCCGTGTAAAGATTCACGGCCAGCGCGATCAGTTCGGCGTTCGTTTTCGTCATCCAAACGTCGCGGCCGTTGGCGTCCACGATTACGTGCGTGGTGTATTTGTGGTGGGTTTTCCCGTTCGCCTTGACTTCACGGGCGACGACCTTCCACGGGGTCGGCGAATTTGTGCGTTCTTTCATGGTTTACTCCAAAAATCACCCCGGCAAGTGCGGTCAGACCCGCGTTGAACTTCGCGGACGCACTTGTCGGGGTGTAAATGGTTGGTGTTCATAGTTTGGCGGGGTCTGACTTCCGTCGCGGCTGTTGCCGTCGCTTTATGCGAAATTGTCAAAAATCACGGCATTAAGTTCTCCTGTTCGGGGTTGAGGTCGTCGGGCTTGTTGTCGTCGCCGGACGTGCCGACGAGGTAGCCGTTGCCCCGGTTGTTCGGCTTGACGACTTGAAGATTCCAGCGGTAGGGCTGGTCGAGCATGGTGTCGTACACCTTGCCGCGCGTCGAACGGGTGAAGCCCGTGCCGCTGATCTTCATTACCCAGTCGCGCTGTCCCTTGTCGGCGTTCGTCGGGCGCATGGTGGCCGTCCACGCCTTGCGGATGTGTTCGGCGAGGATTTGTGCGCAGCGCTCTTCCGGGGCGACGGCGGGGGCGGACGGGTTCGCCTTGGCGTTCGCCGTGGCGTTCGCCGTGGCGTTCGCCGTGGCGCTCTTCTTCAATTCGGCGAACTGGGCCTCGTCCGGCTCGACCCAAAAGATGAGCCCGGTGTCGGCGTACTCCGGGAGGCGGTTGGCGTAGCAGACCGTCTTCTTCGTCGTCGGCTTGCCGTCGGCGTCGCGCCAGCCCAACTTGTCGCCGTGCTTGGCCGCGATCAAGTCGAAGACGCCGGCCAGTTTGCCGTTGTTCCACGGGGTGATTACCAGCGCCGAGCGGATGTAGTTCGTGAACTCGCCGGAACCGCTGCCGAGGTACGCCTTGAAAACGTCGCCCTGCTGCATGGCGTCCCGGTTCGGTTTCCCGGTGTGGTCGATGATGATACAGCCGCACTTCGTCTCTTCGGCCTTGATGAGCGGGTCGATTCCGTGCCGCAGGAACTCTGTCATTTTGGCGCCCTCGTTCAAGTCCGCCCCGAAAAAGGCGAAGAGGGGGTTGATGATGATGAGGTCGAAGCGGTGGAGGGTCTGTTTCTGCCGGACGTACTCGACGAAACGCGCCCCGGTCGAACCGTCCAGCGCGCAAAACGTCACCCGGCTCTCGGCTTGGTGGATTTGGTCGGCCGTCCAGCCGAGTTCCTTCTCCAGCCCTATGCGGATTCGGTCGCGGAAGTTCGCGACGTCGTATTCGTCGTCCTCGCTTTGGAACACCCCGATTTTGAGCGGGTGCAGGGGACGGACGCCGAGGCACTCTTGGCCGCCGGCCCAAACGGTCGCCGCTTGCATACTGAACGACGATTTGCCGACGCCGGACGTGCTGACGATTGCCCCGCAAGCGCCACGGCGGAGCCAGCGGTTTTGAAACAGGCAGTCGGGGTCGTCCTTGTCCGGGCCCGGCGTCTCGAACGTGTCAAGGGTGCGGTCGGTTTCGGCGAGTTTCCGCTTGTAGCGGCGGACGATTCGCCGGATCCTGTTTTCGAGGTCGTCGGCGGCCGCGATATGCTCGACGGGGACGCCGGACAAATACCCGGCGAAGATTGACGGCCCATGGTGCTTCAATGCGAAGTAGTTGTCGCGGGTCTTCGTGTCCGTGAACATGGCCTCCGGGTCAAGTTTCGCGGCGTAGCAAAGTTTCGCCGTGAACGCGGCGGTCTTCTCGTAAATCATGGACGCGAGGACGACTGTTTCGTCGTCACTCGCGCTCGGTGTCTTCGGTTTCTGTGTTGGTGTTGGTTCTGTCATGGTTCAAAAACTCCAGTCCGCTTTCGCGGCTTGTTCGGCTTTCTCGGCGGCGATCTCGGCCAGCCGTTTCGCCCGTAGGACGGCGCGCCGCGCTTGCCATTCGGCTATGGTCTTTTCCAGTTCGCGGCGTCGCATTTCCGGCGGCCAGTTGTCGCGGATCCGCTGTTCCTCGGCCCGGAGCGCCATCCAAATGGTCACCGGGGTGATTTGGGTTTCGCCGATCCGTCGAATGAGCCGCTCCAGTTCGGCGCGCGCTTTCTCCCACGGCCATTCCGCCGGGAAGTGTACAAACAGGACTCCGTAGAAGTCCCAGCGCGTCATGTTCCGAACTGGTAGCGGCGGCGGGTTCATTCGTCGTCGGTTTCGTTGTAGGCCCAAACAGCGGCGGCGAAGGGCAGGGCGATCGCCAGCAGCGGCAGGACGGACGCGACGGCGACGAAAACGCAGATGGCGTTCGCTATCTTCCGGGCGGTCATTTCGTCCCCCCGGTCGCCGCTTTCAACTTGTCGCGGAGGCGCTTGATTTGGCGTTTCGCCTTTTCCAGTTCCTCGGCGAGTTGCCTGTTTTCGTGTTTCACCGTCGGGTAGTTGTTCACCCGTTCTGCAATGCTCCGGGCTTCACTTTCGCAAGCGGTCGCGAAAAGTCCGCGTCCGCAGTCGGCCGCGATCTCGACGGAAAAGCAAAAGCCGGGGTAGCCGTTCTCCTGTTGGCAAATGCTCGACGAGCAGAAGTTCGCGGTCATTTCTTCGCCCCCTCGATGTACTTCTTCGCGGCGCTCATTTCGGCACCCAGTTTCTCGACCTCGGCGCGCGCTTCGTCGCTTGCCTTGACCGCAAGTTGAAGCGCTCCGTCCGTGCGCTTGAACTTGTCGTCGGCACGGCTCCACCTGTCGAAGGCGTCGTTGAACGTCGAACGGATGTAGCCGACAAGGTTCGGGTCGTATTCCAGCGCGTCGCCCTCTTCGAGGTAGATTTCGGCCCCGGATTCGAGCGCGGCGGCGAGTTCTTTCTTCGCCCCGACCGAACGTTCCCAGCCGCGCAACAGGAAAACGGCCTCGCACGTCTTCACGGTCACAAGTTCCGCGTTCATCACGGAGCGCAGGAGTTCCGGGTTGCTGTTGATTTCTTCCGGCGTTCCGAACTTCTCGCCGATCTTCGCCGGGTTTTCGACGTGCCAGCCGTTTCGGGTGAGTTCCTCTTCGACCGCGTTGAACTTCGGATAGTTGAAGTCGGGAAAGCCGCGCATTGGGCCGGCGATGTAAATAAGGCGCGTTTCGTCTGTGTGTGGTACTTTCATTTCGTCGGGGTTCCTTTCATGTTGAACAGTTCGGTTTCGGTTTTCGCGGCAATGGCAAGGTAGCCGGACGGCCCCCAAACCTTCGCCGTGGACTTGGTGAACACTTGGCTGTCGTCGTCCCAAAAGCGGAGCCGCGTGAGAACGTCGAGCAGATTCTTTTCGAGGTTGTCAAGGTCGGGGCGGGACGTGTGCGGGACTTCGAGCCCGGCACGGACGACGGACTTCCGTTCGCTCTTCCGATAAGGGAAGCAC